AACAGCACCAATTCCAACTTTTAACATAGGGATTTTGCCGTGCCTAATTACACCATCACTGTTTACGTTCAAAGAACTTGTGCCTGACTGGTTTTGGATTGCATCAACTTTAATTACTGAACTCATTGTGCAATCTCCTGTATTATTAATTCTGACTGCACTCCTTGATAAGCAAATATCCAAGATGAACCAGAAGATTGAGCTGACATTTGGTAGGCAACTGTGTTGTTCCCAGCCACAACCCCATCCATCAAACAAGGGTGGCTGACTACATATCTATGGTCACTAAATGTTTCTGGATAACCAAACGCTCCAAGTTGACTGTTGCTAGCTTGAGAACCATTTAACAAATATCTACCAGCAGCCCAAGCAGAGGTTCCAGCTCCTGTGCTTTTTCTAAAATTAGGAGAGTGTACAAAACATAAAAATTTACTGCCAGCAGTACAGTTTGGGATTATGGTTTCCATGCACGTAACATTGCCAGCTCCAGTATTTAATGTGACTGATGTGGTTGTTGTGAACCTATGCGTCTGAATTACATGCCCAGGGATGTGAGTTGTAGAGCCCAAGTTCGGCTTGAGATTGTCTACGAATAATGTACTCATTGCGCAATCTCCATACAGGATATAAACGAACCTACAGCAGTTTGTGGACTTCCAGCTGTACCAGAGCCAAGATTGTATTGGTTTGGAGCAAAACTATTCCCGTTAGTGTGTCCTTGAACTGTGATTTTAAAATTAAAAACCGCCCCAGCTGCATGAGTGATGTTAATGTGTCCAACACAGTCAACATTTGTAGCGCTTACATTATAGCCTTCAGTATAATTACCCTGTGTTCCTGTATAAAATTGCGTATAAGAACCACCTGAACCAGTAGTGCTATAAAACATTCTAAGCGCATGAAATTCCCACGTAACAAAATGTCTCATCGGAGCGAAGTGAGCATGGATTCTTAATAACGAATTTGCACTTTTTGTGGTATAGCTGTATGTCCCATTTAAAGGAGAGTCCATAGTTAACACACTAGAACTTCCATACACAGTTGTTGATGTGTATGGAGACTGAGTATATCCAATGACATGCCCAGGGGCTATAAGGTCTTGCCCACTACCAACCAAAATCTTATTAGCATTGCCACCAGACGTCGGCGCTTTGATTGTTTGTACTGTTAGCTCTGATGCCATCTATACCACCGTAAATGTCCCATTAATCGTTAATGGTTGCGTAATTGTTATTGGCCCAGCAACAAAAGCGTTCTGATTGGCTGCAACTGTTACCGAGTTATTTAAAGAGTTTATATTAGTTCGTATGGGTGTGTCGTCCAAGACGAGAGTCGAGGCAAGTTTTGCTGGGGTTACTGTGCCATCTGCAACTGCACCAGCATTGAAGACGTCGCCCATTCCTACAATGTAATCAACTACGTCTGTGCCATTTACAAGATTTGCTGTGAATGTGATTGTTGAGCCTGATACTGTGTACGCTACGTCTGGGGCTTGCGTTACACCATTTACCGAAACAATAAGACGAGTGCTGCTCCCTGGGTCATATGCTGCACCATTGAATAGAAGACTGTAATTTGCACCACCGTTTGGGGTGATGTTATCTAATTTTTTGAAATCTGAACTTAGGGGCTCACGTCCTATATATGGCATTAGTCAGCCTCCTCTATTGTGTTGCCTTCAGCTACCCATTCTTGAATTGCTTGATAGTGTCTGTTCTCAATAGTTATTGGCACAAATGTGACAACATCATCTATAATTGCAAAAATACCTATGTTACCATCTCTAAGTGGGTCTTTTTCGTACTTTGCTGATTTTATGTTCATATTATATCCTTACAATTCTGCATCACAATTTAAAAAGCCATTATTTTGAAACCCCAGAGTTACACATTGCCCACTAGCAAAACCAGTACTGACTCCATTCAAAGCAAGAGCTAGTTGAATTACACTTCCATCATGTAGGTCAGGGTTAGCATAAACACCCATTGTAGTATGCGATGTAGACCAACTTCCTCCAGCACCGTGCCATATACCAAAACAATTATTAGATGTACCTGATATTGTTATAGCTGGTTGCGCTCTTAATGGTACAGGTAACTGCAAAGGACACCAAAGATAGTTAGTGTTATTTCTTACACCATTTACAAAGAACTCATACAAGGAACCACTAATCCTATATAGATACCTCTGACACAACGATAGTTCTTCTCCGTATGGTCTATGCTCAAATTCTGTAACTTCAGACCCAACTTCTATTTGACATCCAGTCATATAAAAGGTTGCGCCATTTGTTGTCGCCCAAGTAACTGCGCCAGTAGAACCATCTGCACCGTCAAAGTTTCCACTTCTCCATCCATTAGCAGCTGCGGTTCTACTTCCAGGGGAACCTAGATTCATTCTTAAGTATAATCCGTTAGTATTATCTTTAACCCATGTGCCACTTGTAATTGGTGGAATGGTCATGAACTTTCTTTCCCAAGTATTAGCAGAATCAATCGTGTACTGCACTGGATATGCTAAATCACCAGCACCATTTGTCATACTAATTGAATATACGCCAGCAACACTTGACTTTACATAAAATGACACTGTGAAAGATTTACAATTTGCAGTTCCTAGTCCTATGCGATTTACATTTAAACCCTCTATTCTTTGTCCAAAGAAAGAATAATTTGGGGTAGTTGTTCCAGTAACAGTAAGTTTTATACTGTTATAAAATCCAGCGGGAGCGTCTGTTACTTGCTGAGTTGTGTAAGAGTTTCCATCATAGTATGTGTGCCAACGGTCTATACCATAGTTACCACCAGTAATTGCGGTAGCAGTTGTGCCAATTCTTTGAGATATTTGCATACCACCATTGATAATAATATTTCTGCGTCCAAGGTTGCCCTGTGGCCCTATGATTTTACTTCTTGGCATTAGAACCCCTTTGCATTTTCCACATGAGATTTATACGCTTTTTTTATTTCTTCGGTGTGAAACTGTTTAGCCAAAGCCTTTACATCTTCGCTTGCACTAGATGTATCATCTGTTGGAGAATAGGTACTTCGAGAAAAACTTCTTGAAAGCTCTACGCCATCTTCTTCAATAATAGTAGCAGTTCTTACTTGGATTATTTTAAAGTCACCTACTACTTCATGTTTATCTTCTACCTGTTTTTTTGTTATTGCCATATTATTACCTCCTAACTATTCGTCGTATACACTAAACTAAAAGCTATTCTACCCGTTTGATTAAGTTGCATTTGTGCATGACCAGAATTGTAGTTTGCGTTATGTGTATACAATAAAAAATAACTAACTCCATTTGTCATCCAACCTGTAGCTGGTCTACTACCTGTGTAATTTGTGTGTATATCCCACCAAACAGATTGTCCCATGTCATATCTAACAGTGGCATTTATAGGCGCATTTCCTGACGCAGCCTCAGTCCCAAGGTCATTAGCAGATGCGTAAGGTAAATTATAAATTATAGGAGTCCCAGACATTCCGCTGGCAGAAGCTATGCTAATATCAATCCATAATCTAATCGTTCGGCCTATTTTAGTGTAAACACCATTCATATTATTATAGGTAACAGTGCCATTGCCAGTAGTGCCACCATACTTAGGTAAGAACGTGCCTTCCTCATAGTCGTCAAGAGCATTTGCTGCCGCCGAATCCGTACCAAATTTTAAACCATCAGCATCTACTCGTAGTCTTTGCGCCCCAGCTGCCCATATTCCTAGTGCATCATCTCCGTGTGTGTAACGCAATCCACTTACAATGCTTGTGCCAGTAGTGTCCTGAAAACATATGCCAGCTGCATTAGCAGCTCCTGTTACAACATTTATGTATTGGTCTTTGGTGCTGTTACCTACAGTAAACTCGCCGTCCAAGTAATTACCAGGGGAAGTGTTTAATATACCTACTGTGTTGATTGATGCGTCTACAAAAAGTGTATTAGTATCTACAGTAAGGTCACCAGTAACTGTTGCGTTTCCACTTGCAGTTACGTTTGCTGCCTGAAGGTTTGACGCTGCTGGATGTGTTCGTGATTCCTTTCTTTGTCCTTGAAAAACCACGTAGCATGTGTCTGTAGACAGCAATGCTTCATCAAAAGTTATGGTCGAACCAGAAACTGTGTAAGCAGTTGTTGGTTGCTGACGAACATTGTTGATAAAAACCTCAAGGTCTTCTGGTGTGGTAACAGCTGTGTTTAAACTGTAAGCCGTAGCACCAGTGCCTGTAATTGTCTGGGACTGTCCAGCAGTAAATGTTTCTTTTGGGGATGCTCCTAAATATGGCATTAGCTAGTAATCTCCATTACGCCCATGACAACATCGAGGCTGTCGGCAGTGTCTGACTTAAACTGTAAATCGTCATTTGTTTGCAGTATGTATTTTTGCCCACCCATGACTTCGAGTGTGGCTCCTGATAAAATTTGTACATCGTTTAGTATTAGTCGGTGATTTGCACTTGAGCTTCCGTCTGTGCCACCAACTCGGAGTACACAGCTTACTTTGATTGTTCCCGTTGTTCTGTTGCAAAGAGCTACACCTAAAACAACTGTTGCTGTTAGGTTTGCTGCGTTGGCGTCATATACCGTAACAAAACTTGAATCTACTTTTTGTGCTGTCGCATTTTTAAATGTGTTTGCCATCTAGTTCTCCTATCACCCAAGCGCAATGCTTAGTGCAACAGCGTCGTCTTGTGTCGCTGCTAAAGCTGCGTTTATTTTTAAATTCTTGTTTACGTTCCACGTATCATCCGTATTTGCGTATGTTAATGTTGCGTCTGTTCCGCTTCCAATCTCGACTGTAATCCCAGCTCCGTTGGAGGCTGCTGCATTTGCAGAACCCTTGGCGACAGTAATGTTCTTATCAGTCACATCCAAAGTAGCAGAATTTACTGTGGTTGTCGTACCATCTACTTGTAAACTTCCTTTAATTTGAACCGTGCCTGTGTTGTCACCCACTGCTGCTGGGTCAATAACGAATGTGGCTGGGCCTCTAAGCTCGCCACCAAGAGTTACGTTACTACCAAAAGCGTTTGTGATTCGAGCATCTGCTCTTGTGTTTGTAAAATATAGGTTTGTGCTTCCTTCTGGAAGATTGTCTGTGTCGTAAGATGTAATGAATAATACAAAAGCAGAACCATTGTAGACCTTCATCTGCGTTGCAGACGTATCGTACCAAAGGTCGCCCGTAGTCGGGCTCCCTGGAGCAGAACCTCCAATGAAGTAAGTGTTGGCAAATGAGTTTACGTCTGTGACGTTTGCTGCAACCGTGTTTACATTAGCGATTGAACCAGCGACTGTGTTGACGTTTGATATTGAACCAGCTGTTGTGTTTACGTTACTTATTGAGCCCGCCACTGTTGTGACGTTTGCATTGTTGGTTGCTACAGTAGTTACGTTTGATGCTATTCCAGCGACTGTTGTTACATTAGCGTGTATGTTTGATACGGCAGTTACGTCTGAGGATATTGATGCGACTGTGGCAATGTCGTTGTTTTGTGTGGCAATCGTGTTGCCCATAGCATTGCCGTGGACAGTACAGTAGTAAAGAAGACCTGATGATGGGGCGTTGCTTGGTACAGCAAAAACAACTGTTGCACCAGCCTGACCAGCAGTTCCGTTTACAGTTACGCCTGTTGTGTAAGAAGAGGAGCCGTTCTTAAATGCTAGTGGGTGTCCACTGTTAGTATTGTCGCTTACGTCGAATGTGTATGTAAAACCACGGACTAGCGTTAGTGTAGGATTGGTTGCTCCATCTATTGCAAAATTATTGCCTCCAGAATTTACAACTGTAACAGCAAACGTCTGTGTACCTGAAAATATACCAGCAACACTGTTTACGTTTGCTATGCTGCCAGCGACAGTAGTGACGTTAGAATTTACACCAGCGACTGTATTGATGTTAGTTGAGTTTGCGTTGACGGCATTAATGTTTGTAGCATTTGAGTTTACGGCAGATACCGCAGACGAGATTCCAGCTACGGTTGTAACATTTGCACTTATCCCAGCGACTGTTGTTACATTAGCATTGTTCGTTGCGACTGTTGTTACATTGGCTTGTATTCCAGCCACGGTGTTGACGTTAGCTATGTTTGTTGCCGTTGTGTTGACGTTCGCAATGTCTGTCGCAACGGTGTTGATGTTTGCAATACCATTAGCAACAGTGACTACGTTTGTAGATGTCGCCCAGTATTTCGCTGAGTTTTCGCTTGTGTTGCCGACTGTGCCACTTGTTTTGATAGCCCAGTCCTTGGCAGAACCAGTGGTGGTGTCTACACCAGTTCCGCCAAGAGCATAAGCCTTCGAGGAGAACTCTGCGTTGTCTGCTGTGCCATCTGTTTTTGTTGCCCAGTCTTTTGCGTTACCGCTGCTTGCTGTGCCTGTTACACCTGTCCCTCCGATTGCCCAGGCTTTTGCACTGTACTCTGAGCCCGTAATGGCTCCGTTTACTTTTATGGCATAAGCTCTGGCTTCGGATACATCTACAATCTTTGTTGTATTACTGCTCGATGTAAAATTTGATTCGCTAGAAAATGTCTGTCCTGAAGTTAGTCCATGTACAATGTACACGTCTTTGATGCTGTCTGTTACTACGTCAAAGTTTTGATATGTTGTTGATGTGCTGAATGTACCTGTAACATTAAAAAATGTTGTGATGTCCTGATAGCCAGTAGATGCGTTGGCAAATTGCCCTACACGAACTTGTATCTTGTCTGTTGATGGGTCGAATCTAAATTCAAAGTTTGTGGAACGAAAAACGCCTGATGAGTCAAACAGGTCGGCAATCATATCAGGAAGCGTACGAGTACCTTGCTCGACGTTCTCCATGTATGTGTCTAAAATGTGTTCCCCTGTTTTAGAGGAACGGAATCGTATCTGTTCGCCTGTTGGTTGCGTTTGTGCCATTATTCGTAATACCCCAAATCTTTCATCAACTGTATTAGTTTTACTTTAGTAATCTTATACTTGTCGTCCTGACCAGCTTTTTCCAAACTCTCAACTTTTGTTTCCAGTTTTGTTATAAGGTCTTCCATGCTTGTCATTTTTTCTTTGATGGCTTTGTACTCCGATGTTCTTGTCTTATTCATTTCTTCAAGCTCTAATGCTAAAAGCCTGTCGTTCTCCTCCACTAAGTCAACTATCTTTTTGTCCGTAATGGAGGCTTTGAGTGCTTCTGCTTTGCTCATTGTGCTTGCCTCTCTCTTAATGGAATGAGGTTGCCCTTCTCAACTTCTTTCTGAACATTCTCATTCGGTTGTACTGATGCACCTCGCATCTTCTCCATAAGCTGCATTTGCTGTGATGGGCTTGGCCCTTCTTGCTGCATCTGTTCTTTTGGAATACGAAACCTGTCCATGTCTGTAATGCCCATAGCCCTGATAGCTTCTTCAGCAATCTGACCAGCATTGTACTCCATGTTAAGTCCTGTCTGTGCCATAATCTGCAACATGTTCATCCATGTCTCTGCGTTTCGTGTAGGTTCGAGAGGGAGTGTTCCGTCTATAACGAGGTAGTCTATGTCTCCTTGTAAATCTTTTTGCACGTCGTAATCGAGGTAGCCGTCTTCAACCATGTTCGATAATTGATTCGGCATCTCTCTTTCGTCTATTTTAACAGAGCCGTCCATTGATAGACTATCCTGAATGTTTGATACCATCATCCGTACCATAGGTCGGATGGTGGTGGCTGACATAACACGGGCTAGAACTCCAAGACGTTGTGAACCTAGTTGTGTTAGACGCTGTATTTCTGTTGCCGTTCGGATGCCGTCTGATGTTGGCATACCCTGTTGTGCGTCGGATGCTGCTGATACTCTTTGCTTGAGTTCAGACATTGCTGCAATATCATTGAAGTGACCACGGGTTACATCTGGAACCTGTGCTATAAATACACCGTCCCCTGGTTTCGTCCCTGGCAAAGTTCTGACAACGCCCCAAGGATTCCTGTCTATAAGGTCAGGAACACTTACCTGTGTTGGGTCAACGAAGATAAGATTGTTGAGTGCTGCACTAATGTTGTCGATACGTGAACGCATTAAGTATGTAGCTATATCGTGCATTGGCAAGATAAGGTCATAGAGTGATTGACCATACGTCTTGTGCGAGTCTTGATATAGACCACCAATAACAGCTGGCATCTGTCTGCCGTATGGGTTGAGCTGGAATCGGATGACTACGTTCTCGTCTAGTATTGTAATGACTAAGAATATTTGGTCGATAGTCGGTATGTTTATTTCGTGACCAGATAAGCGTACCCACGACTCGTCTACCACTCGTGCGTCGCCAAGCGTGAAGTATGCGTGGTCGAATCTTTCTCTTTGGTTTGGTGCGGATGGGTCTATAGATAAA